CCCCCTCCGGCCTTTTGGCCTGTCTCATTTACTCCCCGGGCGGCCGCCGGGGCGAGGCGCTGGCCCTCACCGGCGCCGACATTGATCGAAAGAAAAATCTTGTGCACATCAAAAAATCTGTGTATCATGTAGGCAACTCGCCCCACATCAAACAGCCGAAGTCTGATGCCGGATGCCGGGACGTTCCGCTTCTCCCGGCGCTGGCCCAGCTGCTCCCCAAAAAGCTGGGGAAAGGCTACCTGTTCGCGGAGCCGGACGGCGGCCTCCTGACAAACGATCACTACACCGCGCTGTACGATGCCTACCGGGCCGCCAGCGGCGTCACCGTCACGGCGCACCAGATCCGGCACGGCTACGCCACCGCCCTGCTGGAAAGCGGCGTGGATCCCAAAACGGCGCAGGTGCTCCTTGGCCACGCCCAGCTGTCCACCACCATGGACATCTACACCCACGTCCGGGACGGCCAGCTGAAGGCCGCTGCGGAAAAGATGGAAAAGGGCTTCTGAACACATATTTTTTGCTCGAACACACTTTTGAACACAGAAACCCGCAAGTCGTTGAAAACAGCCGAAAAGAATAGGGTTCAAATCCCTCCTTCCGCGCCAAATGAAAAACCGTTGGAATTGCTTGTAATGCTTGCAATTCCAACGGTTTTTCGCTGTTTTCAGCTGGCTGTTAGAGACGGATAGAACCGGTTATAAGGGGATGTGTGAACACAGTTCTGAACACAGTCAGCCTACTTCCCCGCTTTGACGATGCCGAAATAGTAGGCAGCCAGCTTGTCCCGAAAACCAGGACCGTCTTTGTCAAACAAAAATGCTTGCGCCATCTCGCCAAAAAAGCCAACGGTCTTGATCCCATAATGCAGCGCTACCTCGCTGTAGTCGGCGTACATCATATTTACGGTGATCCACCAGCACCACGGGGGTACCTGCTCTGGAGAGATCCCCATGCTGTCCGCCAAAGCGCTGGTCTGCTCAATAGGCCAGTGCGGGCCAGTGGTGCCGTCAGAGTTTTCCAACCCCGCCGCCCATTTTTCCGCTTCTGCCTTGGTAAAATCCATTTTCCAGCGGAGTAGCATGTCCCGTCTGGTCAAAGTTTTTTCCGCCGATGCGGTAAGGTTGAGCTGAGATCGGATCGCGTAAAGGATTGACAACCGCTCATAGTTTTTCCAACTGGACGGCTCCGCCTCCAACCGTTTGATCCACAAGGACAACTCCTGCTCATCGATCATGGGGCCGCACCCCCTTATCCCTCCACGGCGTCCATGCAGCGCTGGATTGCGCTGCGAATGGTATCATCATCAGCATCGTCCAGCATATCCCGGAGCTGACGGCGCATGGTTTCCCGGCCGTCGTCGCGGCTGTAATGACCTCGGACGTAATGCCGACGGGCATAGGAGCTGCCACGGCTGTAGCCGCGCAGGTCATCATCCAGATAGCGCCCGGAATAGCCGCGCTCGTCCATTGCCTCGATTTTGTCGATATTTTTGATGGTGTCCGTCAGCTTGTGGGCAATGTCCAGATCCCCGGCACCCAGCTCGCCCTTGCGGATCAGCTCGTCAAGCTCTTTGCAAAGCATATCCCGCAGTTCATACATAGATTTCATTCCCATTGTGTTCTCCTTTCTCAGCAAACTCTGGTAATGATAAGGTTCGCGTTTCTCACGTCAATGTCCTCGCCACTAACGTTGCGGATGGACAGCGACGCGCAGCAGCCCTTTGTAACGTCAACGTACTCGGACGCCGCCACGTTGAAAAATGCCCCCGCAACCGTGGGCGTCACCGTCGCAACGGAGGACGGGAGCGGCTCACCGTCAACCGCAATGGCAACGGAGATGGGGCCGGGGGTCCCGCCGGTGCTTACGGCAATATTGCCGATAAAGTCTACCTTATAGCGGACGCGGCACTGGGAGCAGTTACCACGGAGGTTAAACAGGCCGGAGCCTGCGCGGTGCGTCACAAGGCCCTTAGTGCAGGGGATCGGTGCCTCGGTAAAAAGCACGTTCTGGTTTGCCGCTACGGTCTGTGCGGCAATGGCAGTGTATTCAGGCATAAAAATCTCCTTTCATAAAATCAGCGGCAGGGCTACTGCCCCGCCGCTTTGTCATCAGTATCGGCACGGGGCCGAACATTTTGTTGGCGTCAACAAAACATTGCCAACAAAAAGCTACGCTATGCAGTTGTCAGCAGCCGCATCCGGCAAACTGGTTGCAGCAATAGGGGTTCTGCACCGTGTAGGCCGGAATAGGAGAGGGGCGCAGCTGGGACACCAGATAGCTGTTCTGCGCCGCCTGAGACGCGGCCAGCTTCAAGCCCTGGTTCTCGCTCTGGAGATCCTGCAGCTTGCTCTGGGTCAGGAAATCGAGGATCGCACGGCTGTTGCTGTTGGCGTTGTCGATGATGTCCCGGGTGGCGTTCTGCACCGTGTTCCGGGTATCGCAAGCCTGAGCGGCCATGTCATAGCGCACGCCCTCGATGCTGCGCTGGGTGTTGCAGCAGCACTCAGCGGCCTGCATCTGCATGGCAGTCAGCTGCTGCATGAGTGCCGCCTGCTGGTTAGCGCGGGAAAGCTCGGCCTGCCCGAAGCCGTTTGCCATTGCCATGTTGGTGTTGTTGATGAGCTGCGCCTGCTGGTAAAAACCGTTGCACAGGCCATCGTTCACGCCGTCAATTTTGCGCTCGACATTGGCAAAATCAGAGGTCAGCACGTAGCCATCCACCACGCCGCCATTGCCGTTATTGCCAAAGCCGTTGCCCCAGCCACCTGCGAAAATAAACAGGAACAGAACAATGAGCCACAGAGCGCCGTTATCGCCCCAGCCGAAGCCGCCGCTGCCGCCAGTATTGGTGGGGGCCACAGGCATTGTCAGCATGGGAGCGCCGTCAGAGGAAAGAGACATAGAAAAACTCCTTTCGATTTTTTATTATCAAATCGTGGCCACGATGTTGATTACTTTATAAGTCCTTGAAACTGCTTTGCCATTTCTTGTAACTGGTTCAACTGCCGCTGGCTCATTCTGCCGGACTGCAAAAGTTTCTCGACCTCCGCCTTCGGGTCCCCCTGAAAAGAGGACCGGAACTGGTTGAACTGCTTCATCATTTGCTGAAACCGGCCTATCGGCGTGTTCCCGCCGCCTAAAGCGTCAAAAAAGGGGTTAGCCATCAGCGTCAGCCTCCTTCACTTTCTTTTTACCCTTCATGCCGTCCACAACCGCCGCCAGCGCGTCAAATTCTTCCCGGGTGACAAACTTCACCGGGTCTGCCGTGGGCGCTGTACGGGGCGTTTCTGCGCGCTCTACAAGGTCGTAAATCTTGAGCGTCGGCTTGCCGCTCGCGTCGGACTGCTTAAGGTATACCGTCGGCGCGGAGCTGTCCCACAGCGCAACGGCAGAGTTGGGCGCGATGAGATACCCTCTCGCCTCCTGCTCGCCGCTGACCCACTGGACACCGTTCTGCGCCACCGGGTTTTGCGGGGCCTGCGGCATCTGGGGCGTCATGGGCTGCATCTGCTGCTGGCGCATCTGCATGAGGTTATCCGGCATAGGCGGTGCGTAATAGGGATTTTGCCATCCGTAAGGTGTGTAAGCCATTTTAGTCATCCTCCTTGACCCAGTAATACAAGATGTTCTCGTTGCTGCTGTCCCAGCTGTCCCAGATCATGCCGTCGCAGACGCAGACCACATGGCCGGACAGCGCCAGAATATAGGTGCCTTTTGGGTGATCCTCCGCAAATTGACCAACCGTGTAGCAGTCCGGGCAAGTATCCGGCACGATGTACCGCCGGTATCCGATGCTGCGGAGATACCTCCCCCAGCAAGCATTTGCAGACGGCATATCGCCGTCCAGATACCCTTGGATGCAGAGCCGTAAATAAATTTCGCCCCACTCCATCCCGGTTGCCTTAGAGATCGCCCGCACGGTGCAGTCCCCCACATTTTTCCCGCATGGATTGGGATTAAAGTGGCTATACATACTCCCTCCGATCATCGTAGAGCAGCTCGATCATGCGCACACAGCGTTCCAGCTCCGCCGGATCGGTCTGCGCAACAATATCTCGCGCCAACTCCGCCGGATACCCGCAGGCCAAAAGCCGCTCGTACATTGTGTGCGCCTCCTTTACACTTCTATGATACAAAAAATCCGGACAGCCAAACTGCCCGGAAACTGCCTGTATTCTGCCCTTAAACTGCCCAAAGAAAAGCCGTGTCCGATTCGGACACGGCTTTCTTTTTTATCCCTGCATATCATCCGCTATTTTGGCGTAGGCGCGCCGCCGGATCTTGGCC